CGCGACGGTCGGGACTATCGCCACGAACCGCGCCACTACGACCGGCCAGTGGCCAATGTGTACCTTCCCCTGCCGCCGTCCCCGCACGAAGTCCATCGCGCCATCCGCGACTCGCTGTTCGGCCGCTAGGCCACCCCACAAGCCGTGCCGCCACGGCTGACTTTCGGCAGCGCGGCACGGCTCGGCGGAACCGGCCATTGCCGGATTCTCCCGAATGACATACATTCCCGGCGATGAATCAGGCTTCCCGATCTTCCGCGCAGCAGCGGGCCGACGATATTCGCGTGTTCCGGACGGAGCTGGCGCGACTGGAGGTCGAGGGCGCGCTGACCTTGTCGGAGGCACAGGCGCAGGGGCTGAGGGCGCATCACGATACGGTGCTGGCCGGGCTGGCGCAGTCGTTCGACATCGACCGCGACGTGCGTGGCAAACAGTTGTCGTGGGGCATGCGCATTGCCTCGTTCCTCGGCGCGCTGGCGCTGGCGGCGAGTGTGTTCTTCCTCTTCTACCAGTTCTGGGGCCTGTTCCAGGAGCCGGCGCAGGTGGCGATCCTGGTCGGTGCATCGCTGGCCGGCTTCGGGCTGACGCTGTGGGTTCAGGGCCGCGATTCGACCGGCTATTTCACCAAGCTGGCGGCGCTGGTCGCCTTCGCCTGCTTCGTGCTCAACATCGTGATGTTCGGGCAGATCTTCAACATCACGCCTTCCGACAAGGCGCTGCTGCCTTGGGCGGCCTATGCGTTGCTGCTGGCCTATGTCTGCGACCTGCGGCTGCTGCTGGTCGCCGGCCTGCTGTGCATCGTCGGCTTCGTGGCGGCGCGCGTTGGCACCTGGAGCGGCATGTATTGGATCCATTTCGGCGAGCGGCCGGAGAACTTCATTCCGTTGTCGTTCGTGCTGTTCCTGCTGCCGCAGTTCGTGCGCCATCGGCGGCACGAGGAGTTCCCGCCGACCTATCGCCTGGTCGGGCTGGTCTCGCTGCTGCTGCCGGTGCTGGTGCTGGGCAACTGGGGCGGCGGCAGTTACGTGCCCTGGTCAGATAAAGCCATCGAACACTTCTACCAGGTCGCCGGCTTCGCGCTGAGCGCCGGGGCAGTCTGGCTGGGACTGCGCTGGCAATGGACGGAAACGACCAACGGCGGCATTGTCTTCTTCGTGATCTTCCTGTTCAACAAATTCTTCGATTGGTGGTGGCAGACGATGCCGAAGTACCTGTTCTTCCTGGTGATCGGCCTCGCGGCGGTGCTGCTGTTGCTGGTCATCAAGCGCATGCGCCGCGCCTTTGCCGAAAGCGGGACCGCATGAAGCCCTGGACGCGCCGCCACACGCTGATCGCGGGACTGGGCGTGATCGTATTTTGGAGGTTGGTTAGGAAGTCTCATCGTGCCCCACTCGCCTTCACGTCAGCACGGTAGGTTCCTACTCTCCAGTCTGCGTCGTCTACAGCCTGAATCGTGATGGAGGCTTGTCTCCCCGCAGCACGAGTATCCGTGTACCCATCCGACCTTACGGTATAAGGCCCGTAGGTGTACTCTGTTCCGTTAGGAACAAATCTTGTTTTGATGGTAACATTCACGTTACCACTCGTCTGCTCGTCGGGGAGAATCTGAAGCACGTCCATGATGTTGTCGCCGCTTCCAATCTCCATGTATCCCGCCTTGGCGTAGATACTTGCGGCTCGCGTAACCCCAGAGTCGGTGTTGCCGTTCTCTTGGAGATACAAGTAACCATCGGAGGAAACCGCAACGGGGTTGCCCCACACGCCACGGTCTAGCCATGCGGTTCTGTCGAGTTCACCGATGTACCAGATGTTTGCTTTGTAGTTCCAGACTGCGTACTTCGTCTCACCATCGTTCGCCGGGAAGAACCACCACACTTCAGAGTGTTCGGCCAATGTTCCGCAGTACACTTCCGTCTGCTTGATCTTGTTGAACTGAGCCTCAACCCAGTCCTCAATCTCACAAGGGATGTTCTGTACTACACCGTTGTAGACGTAGAACTTGGCATCGCTTCCCATCCACGCCACGGTGCCGTTGACGGAGGTCGCCGCGTTAGGACCGGCCACGCCGCACTGTGTTCCGACTCGCTCAAAGGCGAACACCAGTGGGGAGCCGACGAACCGCATAACGTGGGCGTCGGTTGATGTGAGGATCAACGTCTCGCCACGGGTTTTTACAGCACAACGAAGGTGCCCGTTGGTGCTTAATAGGAAGTCGCCAGCCTGATTGGATGAAGTCGGCGTCCAGTCGGTGTTGTCTTCGGCATCCGACCATTGAACAGTCCTTGGCTCGCCACCAGCCCCAAGAATAACAAGGTGTCTTTGCTCAGAGACAAAGACGAAGCGGTTGTTTGTGGGGGCGTTAGAGATTACGGCTGCGGGGGATGACGTGGTTCCAGACCACTCGTACACCTTCCCATCGCCAGTAGAACAGCCAACAAGGTTCTCGCCCCACGAGTCGAACGACCACGTAGCGGCTTCTAGCGTGATCCCGGAAGTGCCAGTGCGTTCCGTGCCGTACTCTTGCTCGCCGTAATCCAGCGTGCCGTAGCCCAAACCTGGAAGCGAGTCAGCCTGTCCTGCGACAAACCCCACGGGAGTAATGTCGTGCAGCGCCCCTTCGTCGTGAACGTACAGCTTCTCGTTAGTGCCAATAGCCAGCCAGCGGTAGTTGTCGTTATCTCTCCACGAGAACAGCCCACGGCACGTTCCGGTAACAGGAGTCAGCGAGAACTTCTGCCAACCACCAATGGGCATCATCAGCCCATCGATCCACCGGATCAGGTTGGTGTCGTACCACCTTCCCGCAGCGGAATACTCCGTGGCGTTTCGATACACACCCGGAGGAATTTCCAGTTTGACGAGCATTACTTGACAGCCTGCTCCGCGAGAATGTCCGTCTTCCTCTGGGAACCAGACGAAGTGCCAAACCAGAACTGCATGATGGAGGGGACGTTCGCGGTGATGACGCCGAGAAGAATCAAGAACGGTTCTTTCAGTTCGGGTGAAATCTCAATCTTCCCCACGAAGAACGCGGAGAGAATGATAAAGTACCCGCCAATGAACAGAAGCGAGAGAAGCATCTGAGGCCGCATATTGACCTTGGCAAGATCCCTTGCCGAAGACCGATCAGCGGCTTCTACCTTGTGCTGCTCTACGCCAAGCTCCTCAAGTTTGAGGATGTAGTCCTGTTCCAGTTTCTTGAGAGCGAGAAGCGTCTCAGGCTTCTGCGTTAGTATGGCTTCCTCAAGATCAGCGACTTTGCCTCCACTAACAAGGCCACCGAGAATCTGACCAGCAAGACCGCCCAGAGGACCGCCAAGAGCGGCACCAAGGCTAGGGGCGACAACAGCGACGACCTTCTTTGCTTTTTCACTTAAGCGTAAACTCATCTGTTATTCCGCCGTAAATTCGTAGTGGTTGCCGTCTTTGAACCTGCCGCCCCACCGAGCGGACGGGTGCTGCTGCTCCCACCATTCCCCAAGCGGCTGATGATCTTCCGTCGTCTGTAGGAACTCTCCGTCCTTGAACAGATTCAGGTCTATCGCCAAGCGGATCTTGTGGTTGCTGTTGGTGGCAGAGTAGGACCGCTTTGACCCCATTGGGCCATGTACCCTAGGGTCACGGTAGGCATCGCCTAAAGTAACCTCGTAGCCAAGATCAAAGGCTTTATCAATCAACCGAGGGACGAGACGGGCGAACTCTGACTGCTTCGCTCTAAGGCTCATCGCTTCTGAACTTCTCTGTGCGAATCTCAACCGCCGTCACCCTGGTGGCGAGGACGTTGAGTTCCTTTCTCATTTCCTTGAGTTCGACCGCGAGTTCCTTCATGGATAACAAGTGGTCTTCGCCAAACTTCTTGATAACCCAGATGAAGATGGCAAAGAACCCGTAGCCGATGAACTTGAAGATTTCTCTCCACTCAACGTCTACGTGTACTGTCGGGTCGAGTTCATTCATTCTTATTTCCCGGCAAGTCTTCCAGCCCAGAGTCGTCATCATCTTCGTCGTACCAGTCGTCCTCACTCTCCCCCGGCCATGAGGCTTGGATGCCAGAGGGTGATGGTGACGGTATCCTCGTCGTTGTCGAACTTGACTTGTTTGATCCTCGGACACTCAAACGTGCCTTTGTGGTCCGGGTCTCCGCAGTAGTCGCAGACCGGGGCTTTCTCAGCGCGGACTTCTTCAAGGTTTGTCACCTTTGCCATCAGAATCTCCACGCAACGGTCACAAGATCCCGACCCACATTTGGTCGGCAAGATCCCGCGCTGGAAGAATGTCGCCATTGAACCGCCAAGCGATCAGTCGCTCTGTAGCGGGCCATGAGAGCGAACGTGAACTGACAGGTATAACCCGTCTCCACGTTCCACCACTGGAAGCCCAGACCGGCTTCAAACTTCTTATACCCATCTACCAGCATGACCCGAGGCCCGATGGAGTTCGGGCTGTCTTCGTAGTCATGCGAATCCCCAGCGAGGTCAAAACCGAACTCGTAGCTGGTGTTCACCGGCCCGCACTCAGGGCAACCAATGGTTAGACCAACTACAGGGGTCTCCCCACGGAGGACCGCTGTGCCCGCCTCAAATTCTAGTGTTTGCTCCCCTCTGGACTTGACGGAGAACAGCAGGAGAAGGACGGCAACAAAGGCGAGGATCGCGTAGACCGCGCCCTTGGGGTTCCTAAAGAGGCGCATTAGAGGATGTAAGTCAGCGTTGTGGGATAGATGCCTTTCACTGATGTTGCGGCGAACGCTGTGGCATTGGCAGGATTCAGAAGCCAGTAATCAACCCCAGTCGATACCCCGATAGAAACGACAACATTATTCCCGTTGTCCATCCCATGCGATACAAGCTGGTGCGTTGTGCCTGTCTTTTGAATGTCAGCAGGAATCCCGTCAAGGTAAAGGCTTGTAGTTGCGTTTGATGTAAGCAACTGGGGGATTTCTAGCGAGACTACCCCGTTGAACCTTTTCCAGTTCGCGGTACCACTAGCAAGGTCCGCCCCATTGTTCGAGGCACGAAGGTAAATCGTGAAAGACCCGGACGTTGGCGCAAGGCCGTCAACCGTATCCGCATCAAGTCCGCTCCCGGCCCCGTCGTTACCAGCGTGCCACGCAGCGTTGCCGTTGATCGTGACGGCGGTAGCGGTGAGGGCGATGGAGTCTACGGTCGTGCCGGTGCGGGAGACAAGAATTGGCGATGTGTACGAGTTCTGAGCGTCGTTATAGAACCGAACGTCCCATGTGGTTCCGTCAGCATAACTGTAAACATACTTCTCGTCCGTCCCGCCATCGGACTGATACCACACAACAACCGGCGTTGTCCCGCTAAGGGTGACAGATGACAGTGAGGCCGTCCCGCCCGTAATCGCTACAGCAGAGGCGTCCTGCGTTGCCATCGTCCCCAAGCCGAGGTTCGTCCTCGCGCCTGAAGCCGTGGTTGCGGCGGTCCCGCCGTTAGCGACCTTGAGCGCAGGCCCAGCCTGGAACAGCCCGTCAACGTCATCGAAGTTATCGTTGAGTTTGGTTCCCCACGTATCAAGGCTCGCGCCGACTTCCGGCTTCGTGAGGGAAAGTACAGCGGTAAATGTGTCAGCCATTTATGTCCAACTTCCTGTCGGATTAGTTACTGGGGTCCATGTATCGGACGGCTCTGATTCCGGCGTCCACGTATCTGAAGGACTGGGTTCTCCGGTCCACGGGTCATCCACCTCCGCTACAACTGAAATGGTCGCAGGGTACGTGGTAAGCGTCAGGCGGACGTGAGCAGCGTCCCCTGTGAACAAGCTGCCAATCGTGCAAGGATACGTTGTGAGCGTGAGCGCAGGAGCCGTTGCGTCAATCGTCGGGAACGGGCCTATCAAGCACGGATAGGTCGTAATCTCCAGTTCTGGATATGTGGCATCAATCTGCCACTCTGGAATAGGAAGCCAGAAGAGCCTCGCGCTTTGTGTCGCGTGATCGTATGGCCTCCGATAGACGTGCATTAACCAAGCTCTGCGAACTTCAACCAACCGGACCAGTTACGAGTTGAGGCAACTGCGGTCTCAAGATTAAGGGCGAGAATCCCAGACGGAGGAATGACGATCATCCCTTCGGGGATTGGGGCGTAGGTCAAAGGAGATAACTGACTCCAGTACCACGCCAAGAGGATGTCCCCAATCGTCCCTGGGGTTGTGTTCAACTGCACAACCGCGGTTCCAACAGCAGCGGATGTTCCCGTAGCAGGAACTTCTACTGCCCCTGCTCCACCGGAGCCTGCGGTTGATCTGCGAACCAGCCGAAGCCGAACGCGCTCGTCAGTGGTTGTGGCGGAGTAAAACTCAAAGCCGACGAGTTTCACCGCAGCATCCGCTGGAGCGGTGATCTGGAAAATATCCTGATCCGAGTCGTTCGTGACGCTCAGATTATCGAAGGGAACTGTGTAGACGCTCATTACATCCTCAATAAGACGTTTGGTTTCCGGTACATGGTCGGAAGCACTAATCCACTAGCCTGCTCGGCAGTTCTCAAGTAAAGCACCAGTCCGTTCGACGTTAGTGTTTCGGCTGTGCCGTCAATCGTGAAGTCGGTTCCATCGTAGTCGGCATACGCGCTTTGTTGCAGCGTTCCGGTTGCAACGTGACTTCTGCTTGCGATTGTTGAAACAATCTGTGTTCTAACGGTCAGGCTGGAATGACTAATAGTTGTCGCGTCAACGACTGTATTGTTCTTTCGTGAAACCGCGTAAATCTCACAGTCCGCGACTGACCCTCCAGTAAATGCTGGAAGCGAAAGAGCGGTCGCGTTGGCAGACCCGCTTGCAGAGTGCGCGACGAGAGACGCCATTGTTGTATATACGTCACCGTAATACGCTTCAATGAACGCTCCGCAGACTCCGGTGCCAGACCAGTCCACGCTAGGTGAGTCGTCCGCCGTTCCGTCAGCGATTCGCCCCCAGACCTCAAGTGATTGTGAGGCGGAAATAGCGCCAAGTTGCATCCACCCGGCAATAGAAGCCACCGTAGCAGCAGACCGCTGCCACGTCACAAGCCTGAGTTGGTCTCCGTTGGATTGCCCAGCGGGCGCGCCTGGGCTAATTGGCGAGCCGTTGCTGCTGGAGGCGACCGTCCCTGTCGCCCTGTACGTATACGAAGCCATTAGTAGGCTACGCAGCCCCCGGCGAAGTTCGTCGGGCAGGTTGTATACAGGTCAGGATCGGCGGTAATGGCAGACTTGATCGAGGTCCAGTCATTCGGTGACGGGAGATCCCAGTGACGTACCAACTCAGATGCGTCACGTCGTTTGTCTGCGCCCAATCAATGACGTTCGACGGCGGGCCGTTGTCATCCTTACCGCCGAGGACGGGCTGGGAGGCAATCGTTACAAACGCCATCGCCCCTCGGTAGTCCTGAGTCGGCGTGCCTTCCCCGGTAACTGTCTCGCCACGGAACAGCCTGACCGCTGACGTGTCTATAGCGTCTGGCGTATACAGTGCGCACTCATTGACGTGCGCGTGTTCCAGCAGACCCAAAAGCTCTCCGCTCAAAGAGTTCAAGTTTGCACAAACGACCGTGTTTGGGAACGCATCGGACGCGGCGGTATAGAGCCGCTTCAGCTGCGCTGCTAACGCCGAGCGTGAGTAATCAGCGGGGAACGGCTGGATCAGTGACGCGGCGGATTCTGAGAATGTCACGAACTGTATCCGGTCGTCGCCGTTATAGGCCGCGCCGAACGCCTGCCAGAAGGCAATGAAGCGATCCATCGTGGCGGCCCGCCACATCGGCATCGTGTAACCCGAGCCGGTCGCAATGGCGGTTGCGGTCAGGTCGGACGGACAAAGAAATGCCGTGCCGTTTGCGAAAGACTTGTATGCGACGTGGACTCCAACCTTCTTCCCTAGCGCGTTCGCTGCTTCTAGATTTGATTCAAGCGGTGCCCAGTCGTAAGTTGAGCCGGTCGTATTCAATCGACCCCAGCGGACCCGGCATTCTGCCCAGCCGAGGTCTCCAAGTTCGGTCATCTTGGAGAATTTTGACTGTTGATCGGCAATCGTTGCCGCCGTGCTTTCTCCAACATCATCCTTTACTTTGACGCCGTGCCCCGGCGCCCAGTTCCTAGCAGATGACGAGCTTCCCCCTCCGATTGCGGTAACAACTGAACTGTACTCGCTGCGGTTCGATCCGTTGATTGCAACGATCCGATACCACTTTGACACCACAGCGGCTACGTCCGTGTCATCGTATGTCGTTCCGGCCTGCGTCGTCTTGACGCTCCATATTCCATCCACCGCGTAGGTGCGCTGGACTTCGTAGCTCGTCGGAGTTAATCCTGACGCTGGGGGATTCCACGAGACCCGGATTCCACCAGAAATGGAAACTGCTGAAACATTGATTGGAGCGTAAATCTCAACTGCGGTCGTTGTTTGCCCAAATGCCGGGGCGCCCCACTCTGACTCTCTTTCCGTAGTGTCTACTGCCTTGCACCTATACTCGTACTGGGTGTCAGCCGTCAACCCGGTGTCCGTATAGACGTTCGTTGGCCCGAAGATTGCCAACCCACGGGCAATCTCGGTGAACGACGTAGCGCCGTACAGCCGCCTTTCTAAGACGTACTCATCAATCGTCGTCGGGCCAGTAGCAGGACGATCTAATGGAACCCCAAGAGAAGTCGTGCTTAAAGCGTAAACCGTCCCCAGTGCGGGAGCGTCAGGCTGTGTAATCGGGCGCTTGACGATGATTCTCACCTGAGGGAACCTGAGTTCGTACTCACCACTACCTCGGTTCTCGCTATCGGCAAGAGCGGATTCCACAGCCTCGCGCTCAACGCGGTGACGGGAGACCATCTCTCCATCGCGCCAAACCTCAATGTAGCCTGATTGCACAAATTCGGTAGACACATCAAGCCAGTGTCATAATCCCAGAGGCGTTCCACGTTATGGAAAAGCCTCCAGAGGAAAGATCGGTGACACCGCCGAGGTCCACGAAAGCCAAGGCATCGTTGTTCGTAGAAGTGTCTGAATACAAGATACCCCAGCGGGCATTCGTCGGATTAGAACCGCTCTGGGCGATGCTGGTGTTATCCGCATCAAGTGTTGCGGTTCCGCCAGATTCGGCGAACGTGTTATTTGCAACCGTAGGCCCGCCAGCAGAGTAATTCCCGCCGGGGGTCACCTCGTAAGACGAGAGGTTGGTTGTCCCTCCAGCGCCCCAGCATGGGTCTGCGGTTGAGGCCGTGGGCGTCACGCTGGACGTGACCAACCCTAACTTAAGCACGTCGGTCTCAAGGTTGATGACCGCGAGACCAAGTTTGGCCTTCGCGGCGTTGAACCACGTTACATCGCCTTGTGCCATGATCCTTCCTTAGATCCAGGTTCGGGGGCGCATGTATAGCGCACCGCCGGAGAACTCAGCTTTATCGGAGGACGCATTAACGTCGGCAAGGTACTGCCGATACAGCGACCCCCAGACAGGGATTCTCTGGTCGTCCTTGAGATAGGGGGCTGACTGCATCAGCGTCCCGTAGAGGTAAACATCGGGGTGATAGGAGAGCAGCCAGTTGGAAGTGGCGTCATTCGCCAGCGCCGGGATCTTCTTGTAATACGTTAGTTCGGCGGTGTACGAAGTGTCAGGAACAGGAACGACCTCCAAAGTATCCCCAACAATTGTGTAGTAACACGGCTGGCCCGTAGGATTTCTCTGCCTCACGAGGTCAGCGTGTTCCATCGTCACGTACCGGAGTACGGTGATAGGCTCGCTGTTCAACTGGATGTTCTTGGCTTCCAAGAAGTCCGTAGGGAGAGCCGTGAACTGGGAGTCAATCGTCGCAGTAGATCGAATGAGCATCGACCGATGGCGAATGGAACGATTAAGGTCCGCTTCAGCCAATGAGATGAACGTCGGGATGACCGTCGTTAAGTCTTGCCGGTTGAGGAAATCCCCCACGGCAGACTGAAGCTCAGCGTAAGTCGAAATCGCCATTAGGCTGCGCTCACCTGTGTATTAATCCGGTTATCAATCAAGTGAGGTCGAAGCTGTTCAATCTTCGGACGAAAGCTCAATGCCTCAACGTGACCCCATTCAATCTGACCAATGTGGAACACTGATTTAGACAGATCGTGGTCGATCAGGACTTCAAACCCGCATTCTCTGGCTTTTCTACAGAAGTAGATGTCTTCGCCGCAGTCGTATTTCTGTAGTTCCTCGTCCCAAGGAATGTGGAACCACGGCGGAGGCATTGCCTCAAAGACCTTCCGATGTACTGCAATGCATCCAAACCCAGTTGAAGCAACAGGCTGGAGTCCAGTAGAGTCCTTTTCCGTGTAGACACGGGTTTGGTTCTCGTCGTCTAGGAATGAGGTAGGCTCAATCGCGGGCATCTTCCGAGTAGGATAATTCGCCGCGACGATTGGTTTAGCGTGAGCCAGTAGTCTTTCAATCGTGTCCTTGGGGAACCTCATGTCTGAATCAAACCAGACGGTCCAATCGGCCCCGTCAAGCAAAGCGAGCTTGGCAAGCGCCTGCCTCTGCTCAGAAAGGATGGTCCCGTTGTTCACGTAGAGACGCATATCAACTTCGGGCTGGTTCTTGCCCATGTACCCCATCGCCAACGCTAGGGACTGAGCGAACCATGTATGGCTCATCTCACGAGCGGGGATGCAGACCGCGACTTTGATTTCCTCAGACACGTCCTGGCCTCGTTCGGAACAACAAATTGTCTCGGTCATTCAACCAAGCCTTCATCTTCTTGTTATCGTCCGCGATGCCCTTTTTTTTAAGGTCATTCAGGACAACTAGGGGGATCGTGGCAACCTTCTGCCAATCGCCCCATCTGGCCCGCTCATCCGTAGAATTGAACGACGCCTTCGCACGCTCGATAGTGGGAGCGACATCCTGTTCACTGTGAATCGTGAACGTGTCGTTTGCCCGGTCAAACGTAAAGAATTCCGTAACCCCCGTTAGGGGGTCTTTTGATAAGACTCGTTTCATGTAACTCCGAGGGAAAAGGGCGGAGGCTCACAACCTCCGCCCAATCTCATCAGGTCGTCGTCAGGTCAGCGGCGATACCGTGCGCCACTTCCGTCGAGACCTTGAGGCCGTACTCCACGGACAGAACCCGCTTCTCAGCGAGACCCGTGCGAGCCATCTCCTTGAGCATGAACGGCTGCAAGTACACAACCTCCAGATACTCAGGATCAACGAACAGAGCCGACTGCTCACGCGAGAACCGCGACGGAACGAACGTCACGTTGCCGAAGTCGGAAACGTAGACATCCGCAGCGCCGATGATCGTCGCAGGCTTGGCCCCGGTGCATCCTTACGGATGTCCGCGATGCCCGTGAAGCCCGAAGCGCGGGCCTTGTTGACCGGGCCAACAACAACCATCTTCGGCGTTCCACCGCTCGTCCAGATCTGCTGGATAACGTCCTTGAGGATCGTATCCGTGAAGGCACGAGCCGTACCGTCATCCGGGCCAGCGTCGGGGTAGCCCTTCGTGGTGCCAGACAGGGTAGGATCGCCAGCAGAGGTCGAAGACCGGCTTGCGTTGGTGCGAATGAACGCCTCAAAGCCCGCCGTCTGGCGTGCAGTCGTGTCGTTACCAGCAACGGCAGGCTGCGGGCCGGACAGGATCTTCTCCATGTCCCGCTTCAGTTCCTTGCCCATCTTGGCAACCTGATACGCCAACTCCTCACTGACGCCAGCGTTATTGACTTCGCGCTGGGTGTCCGTGACGAGGACGGTCTTCGTGCTGATCGCGGTGTAGTTACCCAGACGGACACGGCTGGAAGCAGTCGTGTACGACGTGAGGTCGTCACCTTCAATCACGAAGTTGGTCGAGGAAGCCGCCGTCAGCGAGTCAGTCAGCCACTCGAAATAAGTGTTGCCAACCGAACCACGACCAGCGTTCGACATCAGCGGCGTGTCAACCGGCGAGATGTCATAGATCAAATTGCTCAGTTCCTCGCGGATGCCATCAGCGGCATCGTAGGTGGAGAAACTGCCCGTAAACTGCGTCATTTGTGTAATCCCTTACTGTTTGAGAAACATCGTCTTGAACGCATCGGCAAAGTCTTTCTCCTTGCCTGACGCCCTAAGACGTTCCTTAGCTTCCGCAGCAGTACGAGCCTGAGAGTTGGGCTTGAGCGTTCCGGGTTTCGCCGTAGGGGAGACCTTTACGTTCTCCTTCTTGACCTTGGCGTTGGCAACCATGTCTCGGTACAGCATCCCCTGACGGAGAGCCAATACCGCACGGCTGTCATAAAGGCTGTTCAGTTCCTCCTGAGAGAAACCAATGGAGAGACCGTATTCAACGATCTTCTCCTTCTCTGCCTTCGCCTTGGTGCTGTCGGACCATTCTGGGATGAGGGTGACAAGTTTGGCTTGTTCCTCAGACACAATCTGGGCCAACCGCTTCTGCTGCTCCGCTGCGTCCCTTTGGGAGACGCGATATTGCTCCGCCTGGAGCGCGGCCAGCTTTTCCTTACGGTCCCTGAAAAGCTCTTTCTGTTTGACGAACTCAATCGGGTCTTCCGCCATCAGGCGGTCCCAGTCTGGTTCGGCCACAGACATGATCTGTGACTTCAGAGCCTCAAGTCCTTGCTTGTACTGCTCACGTTCCACACGAGCGGCCTCAGCCTCCGCTTCAGCGGCTTTCCGCTGTTCGGCAATCTGCTGCGTCTTTCTCGTGTAGTCCGAAGTGCGTGAGTAACCCTTGAGGAGTTCGTCCAACGGGACTTCTACTTCCTCACCGTCCACCTTAACTTTGTAAGTGACGGGTTCCTCTTGCGCCTCCGGTGTGACTTCGGGTTCGGTGCCTTCGCTTGCCGTTACCTCAGTCGGGATGCTGTCGGGTTCCTGAGTTTCCTCTTTCGGATTCAGTAAGGCCGATAACTTATTTGCTGCTTCCTGAACGGTTGTTCCTTGCGGAGCCGTAACTTCCATGTAAACCTCAATTGGGCTTTCTTGCGAATTGGCCCGTTGCTAGAAAAGTCTCAAGCTGCGCCCTCACGTCCTTGAGTGCTTGCAGCCGTTCGTACAGCCCTTCTCGTGCTTTCCAAGCGTCCGGTTCGGACGCCTTCCAGCCTTCAACAAGGGCGGATTCCAATTGCTCGTATGCCTCGCTCCACGCCTCGTTTTCGAGGATTTGTGCAGCGAGTAGAGCGTTCTTGTGTTTCGTCATCACATCAGCAGGAGGATTTCTTCATCCTGTTTCCTGCGCTTCTTCCTCTTTTGTTCCTTCAGTTCTTCGGCGTACCGAAGTTCCGCTGCAATCAAGGCGTCAATGTCTACTTCGACTTCAACCGGCTTCTTCTTGGCCGGAAGTCTAAGCAACGGCTTGCGGACTTCTGCTGAAGTCTTGAATGGCTCGCTGATCTTGCGAACAACGAGGCCTTCACCGGATGCCGTGATAACCGGGAGGGATGGCTTACCAGAACCCTTGTGAGTCCTAAGTCCCTTCAGCCAGTCTTTGAACTTCTTCCGCTCGCCCCGTGTCGGCCCGCCGCCGAAC